CGGCTACTACTGCGGCCACTTCGGTGAGGACATGACCATCGACGAGATCGCCGCCGGGATCCGCTGGCACTACGAAGGCGGCCGCAACCGCCTCGCGGACTATTGCGAAGTCACGCAAGGCCGGGACTCCCTCGAGGAGGGCCGCAAGGCTGCCGAAGCTGCCGGCCTCCCGTTCTGCGAGCGTCTGGCCGACGGCGGCGATGACGAGCTGAGCCCCTACGTCTACGACGGCAGCATGGCGCTCACCGATCACGAGAAGATGCAGCAGGCCCGCGAAGCCTTCGAGAAACTGGCCGACGCTCTGCGGGAAATCGCCGCCAAGCTGGCCGAGGCCCTGAAGCCGGTCATCAACGCCGTGCTCTCTGCCCTCAAAAAGCTCTGGAAGGTATCGGCCAAGGCCATCGGAGTGCCACCGAAGTGGCTGCACCTCGCAGCTCACGCAAAGAAAGCCAGAACCCGGAAGAAGTACCGCAACCGCATCCGGCGCTACGTTTTCGAGGCTCTGGCTGCGGAAGGAGGTGGAGGCCCATGACAGCCAAGTGCGTCGGCTGCGGGCTCGACTGGAACGTCAGCATCTACCAGAAGATCCCCCGCACCGGCTACATCTGCCCGCACTGTGAGAGCCGGCTCCGCGCCGGCGAGACCCTGCCAAACATTCAGGCCAGCCAGAAGGCTCGGCCGCAGAGAACGAAAGGAGCAACCCCATGAAAAAGATCGCACTCAAGAACGCCGCCCGCGGCACGGCCTTCGACTATGCCGGCCAGAGCTGGATCCTGCTGGAGAATGATGACGGCCGCGCCCTCTGCCTGAGCAAGGACATCATCGAGACCCGAGCCTTTGACGAGGGCAACTGCAACAACTTCGCCGTCGCCAGCAGCAAGGAATACCTCAACGGCGCCTACCTCGACAACCTGCTCGAGGACGTGAACGGCCCCAACGCCTTCCTGACCACGGAGCTCGACCTGACCACCGACGACGGCCTGAAGGACTACGGCACCTGCACCGTCACCATCTTCCTGCTGACGGTCGACCAGTACCGGCGCAACCGCGACGTCATCCCAAATGCAGACGACTGGTGGTGGCTGTCCACCGCCTTCAGCACGAAGTCTAACGGCTACGAGTCACTCGCCCGCGGCGTCGGCACCGATGGCTCGCTGGGCGGGAACAGCGCCTGCGGCGGCGACGGCGGCCTGCGCCCCGCTTGTTATCTGGACTCCGATCTCCTGATCTCCATCGAGGACGACGAAGCCACCGACGACGTCACGCCGGAGCACGCCGGCGAGATCATCGCGGCGCTGGCCGAGCAGTACGGCGGCACCTTCGCCACCGAGGATCAACTGACCACGGCTCTCTCGTTTATGCTCGGCACCCTGAGAGCTACCCGCGAGAAGGAGGCCCGGCATGAGTAACCTCTCCACCCTGTTCGACCGCTACAAGGCCCTCGTCGTGTTTGATACCGAGACCAGCGGCCTCGACTTCGACAGCGACCAGATCATCGAGCTCGCCGCCCTGCGCGTGGAGCGCACGGCCACCGGCGGCCTACGGATCGCCGGCAAGATGGACACCTTCATCAAGCTGCCCGAGGGCGAGACCCTCCCGGAGAACATCGTCAGCCTGACCGGCATCACCGACGAGCGGCTCCAGACCGAGGGCGTGCAGCCGGTCAAGGCAGCCGGCCAGATCGCCAAGCTCATGCAGAACGGCCCGACGCTGATGATCGCCCACAATGCACAGTTTGACGCCTGTTTTCTCCGTGGCCTACTCCGCGGCCAGAAGGTCGGCCGGATCGACTGGCTGGACAGCCTGACGGTCTACAAAGACCGCAGGGCCTACCCGCACAAGCTCGCCAACGCGATCATCGCCTACGACCTCACCGGCAAGGTGCAGAACAGCCATCGCGCCATCGACGACGTGCTGGCCCTGTTCGAGGTGCTGAAGGCGATGGACGACGAGCGCGAGGATCTCGGCAGCTACGTCAACCTGTTCGGCTACAACCCCAAGTACGGCGTCAGCGGCCGCCGGATCGTGGGCGTCAGATATGAGCCGCAGAGCTTCAGCAAGGGCCTGACTCGCCCGGAGCAGACACTCCCGGCCCGCGTGGCGCGGAGGTGACAGCATGAGCCCGGAGATCACGATCACGAGCGAGGAGCTGCGCGAGCGCGTCGAGGATCACCTTGACCGCTGGATCCCTGACGACGTCTGGAACCGTGCCGAGCCCTACGCCCGCCACAAAAACGAAGTAAACCGGCAGCGACACCCCGAGATCGACTACTACGACAACGACTACCTCGTGCTGCTGACCGCTGACACCGTCCGAGAGACCGAGTTCAGCGACCTCACTCACGCCCTCTGTGATCTGACCGTCGCACGGGCTCAGTGAAAGGAGAAACCAATGGAAACCACAAAAGAAAGGGCCGCCCGTTGCGACCGGGCGACCCATGCGAGAAGATCCAGCAGCCTGCCAGCATACGGATCCCGCACCGCAAGTATAACACGCCGGCGCCGCCGTGCCAAGAGGAAAGCCCTGAGAGCTGCCACGCTGGCCGCTGCCGTCCTTCTGCTGGGCGGCATCTCTGTGGCAATCTTCACCACCCCGGCCGGCAGCAAGCAGGAGACCAACATCCTGCCGCCGACCACCACTGTCGGCACATACATCCCGGACACCTCCGCACCGGCCGCTGAGACCGTGGAGCCGACCGAGCCCGCCGTGCGCTACCCTCTGACCGACGCCGAGCGCGACGTCGTCGAGCGCGTGGTCATGGCCGAGGCCGGCGGGGAGTCCTTCGAGGGGCAGATGCTCGTCGCTCAGTGCATCCTCAACGCAGCCGAGAAGCGCGGCGTCGACCCCTCTGAGGCCGTCGTCCTTTACAGCTACACCAAGAGCCGGCCGGATCCCACGCAGCGCGTCAAGGACGCCGTCGCGGCCGTGTTTGACCGAGGCGAGACCGTCGTGGACGAGCCGATCCTCTACTTCTACAACCCCGCCCTCGTAACCAGCGACTTCCACGAGAGCCAGGTCTTCGTCATCGAGGAAGGCGGGCACCGTTTCTTTGCAGAAAGGAGTACCAGATGAAACACCTCACCGAAATGAAGCCGGGCGAGACCCTGCACCTCCGCAGCGGCCGCGACCTCGAGCTCGAGAGCGTCACCCCTGTCACCTGCGGCGTGATGCTCACCTTCAACGTCACCGAGAGAAAGGAGGCTGCTGAAAAATGATCCAAGCCAACACCGTCATCACCGGCGACAGCCTGACCGTGCTGCGTGACATAGAGGCCGACAGCGTCGACATGGTCATCACTGACCCGCCCTACGGTATCGACTACCAAAGCGGCCGAAAAGAAAAGGCCAGCCGCCTCGCAAAAATCGCCAACGACAAGGCCCCGTTTATCTGGTGGATCTATGACGCCGCCAGAGTCGTGAAACGCGGGGGGGGTACTCTGTTTTACCCGCTGGGACGTTCAGCAGGTATTCATCGACGCGCTGCGTCTCGCTGGCCTGACGGTCAAGTCGGTCATCGTGTGGGACAAAAAGGCGCACGGCATGGGAGACTTGAAAGGATCTTTTGCCCCGCGATATGAGGCCATCATCTTCGCAACCAAGGGACGCTACGAGCTCCCGGGAAAACGGCCGGACGACTTGATCGCCTGCGCCAAGGTCGGAAACCAGAGCCTCACCCACCCCAACGAGAAGCCTGTGGCGCTGCTGGAGCAGCTCATCGAAGCCACCACCATCCCCGGCGCCCTGATCCTCGATCCCTTCGCCGGCAGCGGCTCCACGCTGGCTGCGGCCGCGAAAACCGGCCGGCAGTACATCGGGATCGAGATAGACGAACAATACAGCAAGCTCACGGCCACCAGAGCCGCCGAGCACCATCAGAAAGGAGAAACAACATGAGCGATAAGACCACCGCGGCCCTCGCTGCCGAGCAGGCAGACGTCGAGGCCACCACCACACAGGAGCCCGAGCTGCTGCCTGCTGCCACGCTGGACGAGCTGGAGCAGGTCGACCTCGGCACCGTCGCAGAGGGCGAGCGCGCCCCGTTCCGTATCACTGACGACCGCTGTGCCGACTGGGCCATCCGCAAGATCGCCGACGAGCGCAGCGAGTACGACCGCCTGAAGGCTCTGGCCGACGAGCAGATCGCGGCCATCAACGAGAAAGTCGCCGCCGCACGCAAGCGCATGGAGAACGGCACCTCGTACCTCACGAGCTGTCTGGCCGACTTCTTCACCACCGTCCCCCACAAGGAGACCAAGACGACGGAGAAGTACCGGCTCCTCTCCGGCACCCTGACCTTCAAGAAGGGCACCACCAAGACCAAACTCGACGAGGCCAAGCTGGTGCCGTGGCTCAAGGCCAACGGCTACGGCGAGCTCGTGAAGGTCGAGGAGTCGACCCGCTGGGCCGACCTGAAGAAGCTGCTCAGCTACACCGGCGACATCGCAACCCTGACCGAGACCGGCGAGATCGTGGAGGGCGTCACCGTCTACGAGACCCCGGGCATCTTCACGGTCGACGTGTAAGGAGGCACCGACATGGCAGAAACCAAGAAAACCGAGGCGGCCGCTGCTGCGGCCCCTCCTGAAGCCGCCTGCCTGACGCTCCGGCAGAAGCTCGTCGAAATGCGGAAAGCCTGCCCGGAGATCGTCAAGAAGCAGCACAGCGACGGCGTCAGCTACAAGTACGCCAAGATCTACGACGTGTGGGAGAAGATCACCCCCATAATGAACGAGCTCGGCGTCGACTTCGACGTCATCAGCGAGCAGGCCACCCGCCACGCAGAGAACGGCGACCCGGTCTACTGGATCACCATGCAGACCAAGACCCGCAACGGCGACAAGCTCATGTTCCTCTACGAGGCCGACCTGACGATCCGCTGGCTGAACCTCGACAACGACGACGAGACCATCGAGGCCACCGTCCACGCCGTCGGCTGGAACGATGACCCGGCCAAGGCCAAGGGCGCGGCCCACACCTACGCCCTGAAATACTACCTTTTCGAGAAGTTCACCGTCGACCAAGGTGAGGACGACCCCGACAACAGTGACTTCGGCGCGCAGGGCAAAGGAACCGGCGCTGGAGGCCGCCAGCAGGCCGCACAGGGGCGTCAGGGGCAGAGCTCCGGCCGCCTGAGCGACGCGCAGCTCACACGCCTCTACAAGAAGGCAGAGGCCGCAGGAATGACCAAGGAGCGCACCAACGCCCGGATCGTGGAGAAGTACAAAAAGCAGGATCCGGCCACCCTGACCCGCCAAGAGTACGACGAGATCTGCACGTCCCTCGACAACGCAGCCGCGCAGCATAACCAGCAAGGAGGAAATGCCTAATGTATAACCACACCGGCCTCCAAGGCCGTCTAACCGCCGACCCTGAGCTCAGGTACACGCAGCAGGGCACGGCGATCACCAGCTTCACCCTCGCCAGCGACACCGGCCGCAAGACCAAGGACGGCAAGAAGATCACCAACTTCATCGAGTGCGTCGCATGGCGCGCACAGGCCGAGTTCGTCTGCAAGTACCTGAGCAAGGGCCGCCTCGTCCTCGTCGAGGGCGAGCTCACGAGCCGCAGCTACGAGGACAAGGACGGAAACCGCCGCAAAGCCGTCGAGATCACAGTCGACTCCGTCCACTTCTGCGACAGCAAGAAGGACGGCGGCCAGAGCTCTGGCAGCGACTTCGCCGATCCGGGCTACTCTGAGGGCTCCGGCGACTTCACGGAGATCGAGGACAATGGCGACCTTCCATTTTAACATGACCGCCGGACGACCGGCAGACGACCAAAAGCAGACCACAAACAAACGACCACAGAAAGGAGGTGACGACCGTGGCATGGCTGCAAGTGCATCAGACACTCAAGGATCACCGCAAACTGTTCGACGCTGCTGACCAGCTCGAAGTCGAGCCGCCGCACATGATGGGGCTGCTCGTCTCGTTTTGGCTGTGGGCCCTCGACAACGCCCCGACCGGCAGCCTCGTCGACATCACGCCGCGCATGATCTCGCGGGCCGCTCAGTGGGACGGAGACCCCGAAAAGCTGGCGAAAACGCTGATCCGGGCGGGCTGGATCGACGAAAAAGAGGACGGGACGCTCGAGATCCACGACTGGTACGAGTACGCCGGCAAGCTGATCGACCAGCGGCAAGCCGAGAAAGAGCGCTCCCGCAGTCGCCGGGCCGCTGCTGCGGCGTCTGCCGACGCCTCGCCGGACGACCCAACGCCGACCGCAGGACGACCGGCAAACAGCCGCAAGAAAGCCGGAGGCAGAGTAGACCAGAGTAGAGAAGATAAAACAAGAGAAGGTAATACACCCCCTTCCCCCTCTGACGAGGGGAATGACGGCGGCACGAAGTCGCTCGTCGAGGTCAGATTTCTCGAGTTCTGGAAAGCCTACCCGAAAAAGACCGGCAAGCAGTACGCTCTGAAGGCGTGGAACAAGATCAAGCCCACCGCTGAGCTCCACGAGAGGATCATGCAGGCGGTCGACGCTCAGAAGCGGAGCGACCAGTGGCGCCGGGAGAACGGGCGCTACATACCGAACCCGAGCACATGGCTCAACGGCGGCTACTGGGATAACGAGGAGGTGAACGAAGGTGCAGAAAATCAGCGAGATCCTGAGCAGCCCGACAGCTCCGGCCGAGACTGGGGCAAGGGCTTCAAACCGGCCGACGACGAGTGACCCCGGCAACTGGATCTGGAGCAACGACGAGCGCCTCGCTGGCCGCCCCGGAGTCCCTGAGCCCGTTCCCTGCGAGTTCTGCGGCGCCCTGCGCTACCACAAGGGCATCCAGCTCGGCGACCGCATCCTCTGGCCTCCCTACGGAGCCGAGCGATGCACCTGTCCCGAGGCTGTGGCTGCCTACGAGAAGGAGAAGGCAGAGCGCGAAGCTGCTGAGGCCGCAGCCGCCAAGGCTGAGGAGGAGAAGAAAATGCGGGAACGCATCAAGCACATCGTCGGCGAGTCCGGCATGGGCGACCGTTTCCTGCGGCGCACCTTCTCCACCTTCCAGCTCACCGACGACAACAAGCGCGCAGCGGCAGCCGCCCGGC